CCCCGTGCCCAGGCGCGCCTCGGCACGGGGGCCAGCCCCCCCGGCCAGCACCACCGCCCATCCGGCGCAGCAGTGCGCCGTGCCGCAGTCCGAGTGCCAGACCTCCTGGTCCCAGGTCTCCGGGTGCTCCGTGATCTGGCGCAGCACTGCCGCGGCCAGGCCAGCCACGGGCGCACGCGGCACCTCGTCAGCGCCGGCGGCACCGCCCAGGTCGGCGTCGCCCAGGTCGGCGTGGCCCAGGTTGGCGCCGCGCAGGTTGGCGCCGCGCAGGTCGGCGCGGTGCAGGTTGGCGTCGCCAAGGTCGGCGTGGCGCAGGCTAGCGTCGCGCAGGTCAGCGAAGCGCAGGTCGGCTTCGCGCAGGTCGGCTTCGCGCAGGTCAGCAAAGCGCAGGCTGGCGCCGCGCAGGTTGGCGCCGCGCAGGTTGGCGCCGCGAAGGTTGGCTTGGCACAGGTCGGCATCGCGCAGGTCAGCGCCGCGCAGGTCAGCGCCGCGCAGGTCAGCGCCGCGCAGGTTGGCGCCGCGCAGGTCGACGCCGAGTAGGTTGGCTCCGAGTAGGTTGGCGAAGCGCAGGTCAGCGCCGCGCAGGTTGGCGCCGCGAAGGTTGGCTTGGCACAGTTCGGCATCGCGCAAGTGGCCACCGGCCCAGTCCGGCCGACTATGCCCCGCCGCGGTGGCCTCCCGGCACGCCTCAGCGTGCGCCTCAAGGCGCTCTCGGACGCTAGTCACGCCCCGCCTCCTCGGCCCTGCGGGCCTCGCACTCGGCCGCCAGCTCGAGCAGCTCGGCCGCCAGCAGTCGGAGCTGCTCCGGGGATCCGACCCACTGCCCACCGTGGCCTTGGCCGCGGATCGTCACGATCCCCCGCGTCCCCTCGTAGTCGTCCGTGGAGATCCACGTCTCGGGTTCCTCCGGGTCGTGCCGCCAGTCCGTCACCACGACACCTCCATGACCTCCTGGCAGTGCAGGAGCAGGATCCTGAGCAGACGCATCGCCTCCTCGCAGGACCGGCGATCGTCGCCTCGCCGAGCCGCGAGCGTCACGTCCCCGGCCAGTGCGACGGCGCGCCTCGAGTAGTCACGCGCTACATCCCAGCGCTCGCGCCGGTCGGTGGTGTGGATGATGTCACTGATCCCCGCTGCGAGCAGCAGAGCGGCGTCGTGGGCCAGATCGTACGCTGGCGGCACGTCGTGCGGGGGCCAGCAGATAGTGGTCGTGGCGGTCGGCACCGCCGTGGTGGTCGTCGTGTCCATGCGGGATAAGTGTCACTCACAGTGACACCTGTCAAGAAAAAAAGCACGCCCTTGTGGATGATGGGCAGCCTAACTATCATGCGGCTATGTCCCCCGACCACATCCCGGCCGCCGTCAGGCTAGCGCGCCTCGACGCAGGGCTATCTCAGCGGGAACTGGCCGAGCTGGCCGGCACCTCGCGGGCCTGGGTCGCCGCCGTCGAGCGCGGAGCTTGCGTGCCCTCGGTGGGCCGGCTGGTGGACCTCGCCCGCGCGCTGGGCGTGACCCCGCAGCATCTACTACAGCAGTCCGACAATGCCCCCGCCCACACCAACGCGCCTACTACTATCTAGGGTGCTGTGGCGCGGGTGGTCGAGAGCCACACGGACTGCGTGGTCTGGGGAGGATGACCTCGGCTGGCGGATCGACCTGCCCGCCTGGTCACGTGGCCCGTGGACCGTCGAGGTCACGATCGGATGGCGCGTGCGCGGCCCCGTGTGGCTCCTGACCGGCGTTCCGGCGCCTCGAGCAAAAAAAGTCGATCAGGACCGTTGACACTCTCGATGACCACCCCTATACAGGGGGCATGGACAGCAGCAGCAGCAACACCGCCAAGATCAACGCACTAATCCCGCACACCACCGTCACCTACGGGTGGGCGTACCATGGTCTAGGTCCCGCCCGCTACGGGTGGACCTCGACCACCGCGGCAGGCGCCACGGTCTACCTTGGGCGATCTGCCGAGGTAGCCACGGAAACCGCGCGCAAGCTGGGCCCGGCCTGGGGAGCCGCAGTGGACTAGCCGTCGCCCACCACCCACACCATCCCCGTACCGCGCAAGCGGACGGGGCTTTCGGGGTGTGAGCAGCAGCAAAAAATGGCGCCGGTCGGTCTCTATGCCGCCTGGCGTGTACCTGGCACTTCGCGACCTGGCCGCGGCCGAGGGGATCCCTGCGGCAGCCTGGATTCAGCGAGCGATCGAGACCGCGGCACGGGAGCGTGGGATCGACATCCCGACCCAGGATGAGGCCCGCCGATACCTACGGGCTCGTGAGCCGCACGTTCCCCCCGTCGACCACAGCGCTTACTTCACCTTCTGACGGAGCAAGTCCATGAACAAAGTGATCATCATCGGAAACCTCGGCCGCGACCCTGAGACGCGGCAGTCACAGAGCGGGATGGCCGTTGCTCGGCTGTCGGTCGCGACCACCTACAAGCCTCGCGAGGGCGAGCCGCAGACCGAGTGGCACCGCGTCGTGGTGTTCGGCCGGCAAGCAGAGAGCTGCGAGCGGTACCTGGCGAAAGGCTCCTCGGTTGCCGTCGAAGGGCGTCTCAAGACCAGCGCCTACGAGAAGGACGGCGTCAAGCGGTACAGCACCGACATCGTCGCCGATCGCGTTCAGTTCCTGGGCGGTCGCCAGCGCCGAGAGGACGGAGCTTCAGGCGACTACACGCACGGTCAAACGCCTGCGGCGTACACAGGCGACCTGGGAGACGACGACATTCCATTTTAGTCGTAGGCGATGTCGTGATCGCGGCAAGCCGCGTCGAGTTCGTCCACCGGCGGGCCCGTGCCACTGTGGCCGGGCCCGCAATATTTTCCGTGCCATGACAGCCTGAGCCAGCCTGCCGGTTGGCTGTGCCATCCGATCGCGACTCGGACGGCAAACACGATCCACACCCCGATAGCCTTGATCCTTGCAGGCCCGCTCCAGGCGAGCGCTCGAGCCCTGTCGCGTAGCACGATGTCCGCGGCCCTGCGGTCGGCCCTGGTCACTGCACCGTCCCGCCGACGTGACCCTCGGCGATCAAGAGCGCCCACACGGCGTTTCTTACGGCGTCAAACACCGAAGCGCCGGATGGTGTCGCCGCGACAGCGGCCATGACGGCAGCGCCAGACAGACGCGCCCGCTTGCGCTCGATTTCCTGAAACAGCGGCCGAGTGCCAAGCGCATCGGTCACGGTCAGCGTCGGGTGGTCGTACCCCACGCGCCATTCAACCTCAACGTGAGCGTTGTCAGTGGCGTTGACGTCCTGCACGAACTTGAAGCTTAGCAAGTGCATCCGGTCAAGCGTCCGCTGCTCGGAGGGGCCAGGGACAGACCGCGTTTCAGGGGTGGTCGGGATCAGCGGCATGGAGTCTCCTTACGGGCTGGTAGCGTAGATGTCGAGAATCCCGATCAGGAACTCTCTTGGGGTGACGAGGTTGGCGGACAGCGGTTGTCCGTCGCGGACGGGAGTAGCAAGTGACTCCGAGAACGCTCCAGCTTGGTCGAGCCAGGGGAACGTCTGTGCGTCGGATGCCTGGACGGTGGCGAGGATACCCATATCCGAATATTCTTCGTAGGTCGATACGTGCCCAGACAAGCTGGTCACGAAATCCTTGCCGTCGTCAAATGTGTACCCGTTTGAGAGGAGCCACTGGTAGATTAGGCCCTGGGCCTCCTCCATGAGCTTGCCACGTCGGAGCTTGCCCTCTTTGGCAATCGTCTCCGGGGTGTCGTACCACTTTTCCATGAACTTTCGATCCGGGTGGCCGATGCCGTCTCGGCGTAGCCACTCGATCTCCACGTCACGCTTGAGAGGCGCGGCTCCGGGTGACGGGATCAAATACGTGTGATGCTCGCACACCACGTTATCCCCGCGCACGCCGTTGACAATGGGCATGAAATCCCAACGGGTGACATATCCTCCACCGTCGCGCAGACCGATCCGCTTGTGCAGGTTGGGCGTCAACACGTCCCAGACCACATCAGCGGGCGGCGCGAGTAGCCGGCGAGGCGGCGAAAAGTGATCGCCGATTCGGAGGGAGAGCGGGTCATTCTCGGCGCTCGGTGGCTGAGGGTGTAGCGCAGCGACGGCGAGGATGTCAGCCAGTTCCCCGGTGTAGACGACGGCAACCTCGGTGAGCGACACCGTGCGGACGGTGGTTGCCAGTAGTCCGTTGTATGCCGCGTTCAGTTCGCGCACGAACCCATCGCGGTCTTGGAGGCCCAGGGGGAACGCGCTCAGTGGGATGATTTCTTCGGGCACGGTCAGCGCACCTTTCGGATGGAGAGAAAGATCTCGTTGGTGACCGTTGTGACGGTCGCGGCTCCGTTGAGTTGCGTAGCAGCGATCCCGATGGACTGGCCGCCCACAAGGTCAAGGATCGTAGTGCGAGTGATGCCGTTGACCGGAGTAAAGCCGCTGCCCTCAACGCTCGTGGTGACCTCTAGCCCAGGCTGTGCCAGCCCGCTCACCAGCAGGTCAAGCTGCACAAACCTCGTCCCGGTGCCCGTGTTGTTGTAGACGGCGCCATACGTGATCTCATATTTGCCGTCGCGCAGGATACTCACGTCCGTCGAGGGAGCCCAGACATACGTGCCGGGGTCGAACGTGGCCGTCTGGACGGTTGGGTTCACGAGGACGGGCACGCCGACAACGAGCGGCACACTCGCGTCTAGGTAGCCGCCGAACGCAAGCCCGGTCTCAGCGACCTCGTCCAGCGCTCCCTGAACAGTGTCGGAGATCAGCCCCGTCGAGTTGACGAACGGGTCATAGAGCACCCGGTCCCCGCGCGCTCCTAGCTCCGCAACGAAACCGCCGAGGATCGCGGGGTAGTCCGCGGGGTTTCGGCTCGTGCTGCTATCTGCGCTGAGTTGCAGCGCGATCACGGATGCCGCGTCCGAAGCGAGCGAACCTGCCGCTAGGGAGGAGTTCGCCAGAAGGAAGAAGAAGCCGAAGGCTCCAGCGGTCGCCTCAAACACCGGGGTGGTGGACGCTCCCCCGATATCCTGCGTAAAGTTGAGCGCAAGCCCGCCAAAGGCAGACTGAGGCGTGCCGTCGCCAGCAATTCGGAAGAAGGGGCCAGCGCCAGTGCAGTCCACCGCGCAGCCCTTCTCCAGATAGAAGATGTCCGGCTGACCGGCGATGGCGTCTCCGGTGAAGTCCGACACGGGCGGGGTGGTGCCAGTGAACACGACCTTGACGCGGTCGGTCAGTTGCCGCAAGCCCTCAAAGACGACGCCCTCGGGCACCGTCAGAGTGGTATCGCGGGAGATATCGCCAGCGATCCGCAGGCCACGGCCCCCGGAGTAGGTCCCCGGAGTGACCGCCACGTCGTCCAGTAGGGTCAGGACGCGGAAGCCCTCGAAGCCGGCCAGGTACGCCCACGCATCCGCAAAGGTGTTGAACAGCGGGGCCACCGGGGCGACGGCGGCCGGGTCCACGGACGCGACGACTGGCGTGTCACCGTCGCCATCACCGTCGCCGTCGCCATCGCCCGCCGACTGGCCCACTGGCAGCGAGACGACGCCGTCGAAGGTCGCAAAGACGGGCACAAGAAAATCGCGCGCGCCCACCTTACTGCTCCGTGCCGATCGCGTCGTAGTCGAAGGTCACGACGCCAGGCCCCGGAAGGGCCAGCGACCGGAGCTGTAGCGTGTAATAGCGCCCGTCATCGCTGGTCGGCAACACTAGCCCCTGGACGTAGAGGTTCGCCGACGTTCCGCGGAACAGCACCACCTCGTCCCCCTCGGGCGAAACCCGCACCAGCTCCACACCCACCGTTGACGTGGTCGAGAAGCCCACGGAGTTGACGCGGATCTGCAGCGACCGACTCACGGGCCGAAGTCCGTTTGGGTCAAACAGCCCGTCGTTGGCCGCGCCGCTAAACGGCTGGCCGGCGATCTGTGTCTGTCGGATCAGTGCCATGTTGTTCTCTCCGATCTTAGCGCACTCATTCTAGCTCTAACACAGGCTCGGCGACGCATCGGCAGTTCACCGGCTCGCCAGGGTGCCCGTCCTCTGGCGGCTGGTCCCAAGCAAAAACCTGGCCCTCACGGGCCGCGTGCTCGTCTCTGACGCGGTCGTCCATCATGGTGCGCCACGTGTACTGACCGACGCCAGCGCCGCCCAGGCGTTCCTGCTGGAGCTGTCCGACTCCCTTTTGGGTCTGGTCCTCGGCGATCGTCTGCGTGCGCCGCTCTGTGATCCCGTCGCGCTCGGTGATGATCTCGCGCAGTCGGTCGGCGCCCTTGCCCTGCTCGACCGCCTCTGTCAGCGCCAGCACTAGATCCTGCTCGTGCTTGGCAGGAATGTCGCGGATCAGCTCCGTGTTGGCTCGAGCCCACTCCCGCCTAGCTCGGTCGCCAGCGACGGCCAGCGCAGCCGCCAGCACGGCCCCGATCTGCTCGTCGCGGGTCGGATTCTCCGGGTCCTCTGGCCTACCGCCGGCCAGGGCCAGGAGCCGATCGCGGTCAATGCTGCTCGCCGACCCCACCATGAGCACTACCGTGTCATCGGATGCCGTCCGCACCCGCGCCCACTGGTCGCGGATGATTCTTCGGATCTGCGCGTCCGGCAGGACTGCACCCGACTCACGGATCGCTTGCCTCACAGCCACCTCGACCGCCCTTGGCCCCTCGGCAGCAAGCTGCTCAATGCGCCGTCCAACGCGAGACGCGATCGCCCTCCGCAGGTCACGGGCGATCTTGGCGAGATCGCGGGTGTATGCCACCTCGGCCCGCAAGAGCGTGGAAAGCACGTCGTGGTCAGTCGGCGCTAGGTCCGTTTTTTTTTTGACCGAATCGCCAGTGATCGGCTGCAACGTCTCGCGTGCTTGCTCAAGCGGGATCCGCATACGCGAACCTACCATCGTCGCGGGGATCTGCCCCTCGCGTGCCAGTCGTCGCACGGTGGCTTGCGAAACCCCAAGGGCCTCCGCAGCCTGTCGCGTGCCGACCATCGTTGATCCCGGCCTAATGTAGCTGTCAGGCAGCACCACGGGCTCCCTGTCAGCGTCCTCCTCGTCCTGTCCGAGAAGGGCGACTCCACTGGCCGGGGCTGGCATGGGTGGAGGGGGAGCCGCTGCCGACGGGTCGATCTCGTAGACATCTCGAAGGTCTGGGTCTTGGCGCACCTCGTCGGCCGACACCGCGCCGCTGTTGACGTCGATGGCGCGCGCCTGGGCCCGCGTGAGGCGAGCCTGGGCCGCCTGCTGCTCGTCCATCTGCCACAGCGGGTTCCATTCGATCGTCCACTCGGACGGTACACGGTCGCCCCTGTTTGACCGCACCGCGAAGTACACCTCAAGAAGTCGGTTGACAGCCGGCGTAAGCACGGCGCGCTGTTGGCTGTGGACGTAGTCAAACCATGACCTGATCTCGCTGTCCGCGTTGGCGTTGAGCCCGCTGGGCTGCTCACCGAGGAGCACGGTGCGGGGCATGTCCGTGGCCCGGACCAGAGCTGACACGAACTCCTCGATCATGTCGCGCAGTCCGTTGGTCGATCGGCTGATCTCGCCGTAGTCGTCTTTCGTGTCGAGCACGAGCGCGTTCATGTTGTCGATCGCAAACCGAAGCGTCTCAAAGACCTTGCGGATCTCGGACTGCGAACGCTCGTCGCCGCAGAGCTGCTCGCGCAAACCCTCGATCTTGAACGCCATCACGCTCATCTCGTGGATGATGTTGCGCGAGTAGCCCATCACCTCGCCGAGCTGGAAGATCTCCCGTGCGACCCGGTCCAGCAACGAGGGGCCCCACCCGTACCGCTCCAGCAGGCGCGACGGCGGCACGCGGATGCCGTCAAAGCGCATGACGCGGGAGGCGTCGATCGACCGCGTATCCCCGCGCCCAGCGACGACGGTCACATCGTATCGCCGAGGGTCGCGGAAGCCTCGAGCGCCTAGACCTGGGTTCCAGTCAGACGGGATGGCATAGGGCGCCTCGATCACCTGGACCGACAGCAGGCGCTGTGCCTGCTGCACGTCGAGCGGCTCGCTGAGCTTGCGACCGTCTGCCACCACCATAACTGCGATGGCACCCCCGTAAAGACGAGCCCATCGCCAGGCATCGCCGATGGCCGTAATTGCCCCAAGATCCTCCAGGTCGGAGGACACCGCGTCGAAGTCGAAATCTTCGTCGGGCCCGACGATCCTGAAGCCCTCGCGGGTGGCGTCGTCCACCAGCCGGTCAATGACTCGCGCGGCAATCGCGTCCTGCTCGTACAGGTCGCTTAGCTCGTCGTATTGCAGGTAAGGGCGGCGACGGAAAAACGTGTACTGGCTTTTGTCGTAGCTCCCGCCGAGACCGGATACGGCGTTGAGAAAGTCGTCGGTTCGCGGGATCTTGGGCGTGTCGCTCATAGGTATCCTTGCAGGGGCCCTGCCTCTTTCTCAGACAGAACAAGATCGGTGATAGCCCAAACAAGGGCGTCAAGTCGGTCAGGGCTCCCCTTCGCGTTGATCGGGCTCCACGTCGTGAGCTGAGCCTCAAGGTCGCCGAGGCCCCGCACGTGGTGCACCTTGCCGCGCTCGTACAGGGCCGCGACGGGCTCAGCGCGCAACACTTTGCCTCGAGTCGCCCTCACGGAGCGGTAAGCCACCCGGTCGTCAACGGCGCGGATCGTGCTCTCGACCATATCCCCTCCGTTGTTAACCTCGGCCACGATGCGCGACGCACCGAAGCGGTAATATGCGCTTACGGCCGCGCTGGCCCACTCGTGAGGGGCCCCGCGCATCGACCTATCAGCCAGCACGTACACCTGGCGATCGACGCCCAGCCCTGCCACGACGATCCCCGTCTCGTCGCTGTCTGCGTTGGCCGTCACGGCGGGGTCTACGGCGACGACGACGCGCGCAAGGTTCCGCGGGGCCCGATCGACCCGATGATCCTCGATCATGGCCGAGGTCCACAGGGCGCCAGCAGTCTGCTCAAGGATCTCCCCATAAAGCTCCTGGCGACCGATCCGCGTGCCCTCAAACCGCTCCTTCAGGGCGTTGCGGATCGCCTGAGACAAGTAGGGATTATCGAACGTGGCCGCCCTGGTAACCACGGTGTCGGACATTTTCTCAATCTTGCTGAGAGCCTCATCGGGTAGCGGGGTGGTCGTGAGCATCGCCCGCGCCCACCCGATCCGCAACGCCGGCTCCACGACCTCCCACCACGTGCGATCAAGGTCGGGCCAGTGCGACACCTCGTCGCCCCAGACCCAGGCGAAGTTCGGCCCGCGGATCGACTCAGGGCGATCTGCCGAGTAGGCCCTAGCGCGCACGCCGTTTGGAAACGTCAACACGCCGTTGCCCGGCTCCCACGTGGGCCGGAAGTCGTGCGGCGCTGCGTGGAGGATGCCGCTGGGCCCCTCGACCATCGTGAACCGAACGTCGTGGTAGGTGCGGCCGATTAGCCCGATCTCCCCCGTGCGGATCTTGGATCGGTCGCGCGCCACCTCGACCACAGTCCGCGCACCCGTGTACGTCTTGCCCGTGCCGCGCCCGGCACGTAGCACCCACCGACGCCAGTCACCCTCGGGTAGACGCTGGTACGGGAGCGACCATTGCGACCAGTCCGACAGGATCGCCATCGCCTCTTGGTGCGACAGCGACCCAATCAGGGCGCGGACCTGCGGAGGCGTCAGCGAGCCCAGGTGCTGCGCAATGTCAGGTAGCCGAGCCATCACCTTTTAGCGCCTCGATGCGCTCAAGCAGGAGGGACACGGCGTCGATCGTGTGCTCCTCGCCGGTCTCTGGGTCCTCGGTGGCGTTCGGGTTGGCGCTGTAGATCTTGCCCCACCTCCGACGCATGAACTCAAACTTGAGCTTGGCGTCATCGCTGGAGAGCACGTCCACGATAAGGCGGTCGTGTAGGTCGCTGGACGCCCGGTCACCCTCGACCAGAAAAAGCACGCGCAGCGACACGGTTTCCCGCTTGCCAGCCTCGTACTCGGCAAGCTCACGGCGCCCATCTGAGCGCCACTGCCAGCACGTTTGCTCGCTCACGCCGAGCCGATTGGCGGCGACGCGCAGAAAGTTTCCGCGGCGAACCTGCTTGCAGAACTCAGCGATAAAGCCCCGAGTCAGCTTGACGTGACCTCGGCCGATCGGCTGGTTGTCACAAGCGGACCACAGGGCCTCGATCTGGGCAGGTTCGTCAGCCACTAGTAGACCCCGTCGATCTTGAGAACCGCGTCGAAGATCTCGGCGTTGTCCGCCCCGGTCGTGCGCTCGACAAGCACCTCAAAGCCGCGCGGTCCAGTGCCAGGCAGCGTGTACCGAACCGTCCGAGCGAAGGTGCGCGCGACCACGCCCGCTGCCGGAGCGGCCGGCGTCGAGAGCACCTGGGACCACACGTCCACCGCTGCGGTCGTGTCACGCAGCGTCACAGTGAGGCCGGAGATCGCCGAGAGCGAACTGGTGCCCCACGCCGGCTGCAGCTCGACGTAGATCTCCAGTTCACCGCCAACCAGGGGCTGGTTGTTGAGGCCCAGCGTCGCCGAAACGACCAGCGTGGGCACCAGCGGGATAGCCACCGGGCCCGGCGTGACCTCAAAGGCCCGTACAGTGTTGCCCGGCTGCGTTGTCACGCTTCGCCAGAGCGAGTCGGCGAAGATGCGGCGATAGCCCGTCAGGTTGTGGTACGTGTCGCCCTCGCCCGCGATTACGGGGTCCGTGTCCTGCGGAACGAGGCGCAGGGCGGCCCGCTGCGGTGCGGTCTGGTCGGACTGAGCCTGCACGCCATAGCCCCCGGCAGCCAGGCCCCACACGCCCACCGCGTCGGAAGAAAGGGTTGCGTCGCCCTGCACGCCGGCAGCCGTGATGCCGGCTGTGGCCGATACCTGCCCGTACACTCCGATCCCGTTGTCAGCCAGGGCGACACCGGCGACACCTGGAAGGGCTCCGAGGGTCGCGTCTCCGCGTCCAAGCACGCCGATCGACGCGGGGCCTCGAGACACGCCCTCAACCCCCACCGACGGCGCGGCCGTGGCAGACTGCCCCTGCACCCCGGCTGGGCCAGCAGACGTGATGGCCAGCACGCCGATCCCGTCCGACCCGTTGGTCGCTGACATCGTGGGGTCGGAACTGGCCGATGTCGCTGAGGCCGCGGACCCGGTGTTGCTGTTGATCGCGACCGCCGGGTCACCGGCAGGCTGGCCGGCGTTGCCGTCCACGATCACGGGGATGCTTGGCGACGCAGTGTTGCCGGCCTGCACGATCGCGAACTGCGACCGCCCCAGCGCGTCACGCTCTACGATCGTGGTGTCGATGACGGGCAGCGACGTTCCGGCGAAAAGCCACGAGGTCCACTCGCCCGTCAAGTTCCACAGGTAGTTTTGCTCCTCGGCCGCAATCGCGGTGTCAGGGAAAAACCCCTCGGTCGCCGAGACGGTCGCGCTCTTGGTCGGGAATCCCGTAGCGACACCCGACGAATAGTTCAGGTCGGTGGCTACGCTGTAAACGCCTGCGGGTTTGGTTGGCATGGGTATTCCTTACGGGTTGCAGGTTCCGATGGTTCGGACGGTGCCAAACTGAGCGCAGTTAGGCACAGGCACGGACACAGAGCAGAATATTCCGCCCTGCGGGACCGCCACAGACACGCTGTTCCAGCGGCTGTTTGGTTGCAGTTCAAACTTGATGTTCCCTAGCACCCCTGCGTACAGGGCTTTGCAGAGGAAGCGGAACAGCCGCCCCGCGTTGGCGATTGTGATGGTAGGCACGGTCAGAGTGAAATCGTAGGGCGGAGTGTTGATCAGGACAACCGGCGGTGTCGCCGGTCCAATGAACAGGCGGCAGATTCGGAGTATGTTCTCCCCGGTCCCGGTCCAGCGTGCGCCATCTCGCTGCTGGCTAAGGATCAGCTCGATCTGGATCTGCAAGAGCGTCCTGTATCGTGCATCGGACTCACCCTCGCGGGCCAATCCGACCAGGGAACCGATCGCGTCAAGCTGGGCACCTGCGGCCTGGTCGATGTCGAACGCTTTGAGGATCGCGTCTCGGCAAACGTCGCGGTAGAGGCCAAGATCCTCGACCAGCACGCAGATCAGATCGCGAAAGTCCCGGTTACCCGGCGCGTCGTCCATTTGCACAAGCACGCGGTCATCTGCGATGGCGCAGAACTCCGCGGGCCCAGGGCTCGACGACAGCCCCCAGGGAAGGCCCGTCCCCCACGATAGCGATCCCCACGGCATTAGCTGCTCACCACCGAGATCGCTGGGAGGTCAAACTCGGCTTTCTCGCGGATGCCGATCGCCTCTTTTTGCGGGCCTGTGGGCGCGGGCAGCACCAGCCGCTGAACGCCGGCAAGCACCTGATCGACGCCGCTAATCTGCCCAGACGTGATCAGGTCGTTGACGACGCCAATCACGTCGAAGGACAGCACGTCGCGGCCGACCACCTGCCACTCGGCCAAGGCGCGGTCAAGGATTGCCCGCTGCACGATCGCCTCGATGTTGGGCGTGATCGCGTTCTCCGACGTGCTCGTTACCAGCTCAACCGCGATGAACACGTCGATGTTCGTCACGATGTCAAAGGCAACCGGCTGAGGCGTGCCCTCGCTGTCCACCACGATCCCGGTAATCGATCCAAACGACTGACCACCCGCACCCGTGGCTGACCAGATCGCGTCAAGGATCGACTGCTCCAGCGCGGCCGGGGGCGGGCTCGGTTGCGTCTCGACAACGACGTTGAACGCCTTAAACGGTATGCCGTCGCTGTCCACAGGGTTCACGTTCGGGTTGTGGTACGTGCGGACACTCAGCACCCCATCGACACGGGAGACCACCGCGGAGATCGCCGCAAGCGGACCCAGGCCGCGAGCGAACAGCTCAAGCAGCCGGCGCTGGCGAAACTCCGGGTCGGACTCCTGCAGCGATCCTAGGTTGGCGTCGTCGGCCGGGTTGGCAAACCCGGTCAAGCCGGGGACGGCCGTCACCAGCGTCCAGTTGGTGCCGGCGTTTGCCACGACCGGCCCAGGGTCGATCGCCTGAAACTGAGCGCCAGCGATCACAGTGGGACCAAGAGCCGTAAACGGCCCGTTGACCAGCTCCCAGATCGTCTGGTTGTCGGCGTTCTGGATCTGCGCGCCGTTGACGATCGTTCCTGGCCCGCCAAACGTCAGTTCGCCCTCGACCACAGAGAACGTCGCACCGTTGCGCAGGGAGCCCGTCAGGGCCGCTCGCTGGTCCAACGCCACGCCTTGCGCCGCGTTCGGGTCGAAGCCCTGGAACACCGCCAGCAGTGCCTGCTGGTCCACAGCCCGCAGCTCAGACACGATGTTCACGAGCTGGCCGAGGATCGAGCTCGTGTTCGTGTTGATGTTGTTTCCGAAGGTCGCCCTCAGCTTGGCGACAAGCTCGTCGCGGATCTCGGCCTGAGTCTGGGTCTGGAGTCCTGCGGAAGTGATTGCAAGGGGCATTAGGCGGTCTCCACAAGCTCGGAAAAGTCGATCTCCACGTCACCGATCAGCAGGGCGCGGCCCGCGATCGTAGCCTCCCGCGTCTGCGAGTTGACCTGCACCTCGAGGCTGGTGACCTGCTCCACTCCCGGCGTGTCTAGGATCCGGTTTTCGATCACAAACCGGATCGCTTCCTGGCTCACGCCACGCTCAAAGATGACCTGCAGGTACGGCACGCCGGCAGCCTGGTCGTAGGGCGTTTCACCGAGCCACGTCCTCAGCCGCATCCGCACATCCTGAGCGATGGCCTCGGCGCCACGCACGAACGACAGCTCGCCGTCCGTGATGTCGAGGTCGTAGTCTGTGAGCCGCAGGTCCATTTGACGCGTTCTACTCCGTCAGCGCCTTGGGTGACAAGATAGCAGTTTTTGAAGCGTTCCACGCGACCTGAAACGCCGTGAAGGCTCTGGCGCCTGCGTCCGGTGGCCCTGGGATGGCTGCGATGGCGGCGGCCAGCGCAGCGTCTACGGCTGCGATCAGCTCGGTCCCCTTAGCCACCGGCGAGGCCGCCAAGGGGCCTAGCTTGACCTGCGGCCCCTGCACCACGGTCGCCGTAAGGTCAGTCGGCGGCACGATCGGCGCCGTGTCGGCCGTGAGGCCGGGGTGAAACACGCTGTCGGCTAGTGAATGCGTCTCGGCTAGCTTGGGGTCGGCTGGGGCCCCAAGTAGGCGCCACTGTGCCAGGCTGCGGTCACTGACGTGCAGTTCGCCCGTGTCTCCAGGCACGAGCGGGAACGTCACGTACCCCGCGATGGTTCGCGGCCACGCCACGGGGATCTGAGTCAGCCGGATCGGCGGGAGCGTGGCGGTCGCGTTGGGCGGCACCCCCTCGAGCACGGCACCTTGCGCGACCAGGCGAGCGGCCTGCGTCTCGTCCACGACCTTGACGGTCAGCAGATGATCGACGGTGCAATCCACGAGCTGCCTAACAGGGTCGTACAGCAACACGGTTGCCGGCGCGTGGGTGCGGATCGACAGCTTGGTCAGCCGTTGCACCTGGCGTAGAAGGTCCGCCACCGAGGCGTCCTTTGGCAGCTCGTAGGGCGACGGGGAGACGTTTTCGCGACCGGGCATCAGACGGGCCTGAACCTTCTAGCTACGCCCCGCATGAGGCTGTTTTCGTAGTTGTCGCCGGCAAACTCGATCGACTCCACGCGCAAAGGTCCCCCGCCCTGCACGATGCCAAGGTCGTTGAGCACTGTGACTTGCGATCCAGGCGCGAGCAGAGGGTTAGCGAGGGCCTCAAACTCCACGCCACCGTCGTCCGTGACGGCAAAGGACAGCAGGCCCGACAGCGGCGCCAGCACCTGCGGGGGCAGGTCGTTGCGCAAGCCGGAGCCGTCGAAGGCTCTCAGGATGCCGTTGTCAATCGTGTATCCGATGCGCAACGCCTCGAAGATGTTGTCGAGCTTCTCTCGGATCTCACGGTCACCCAGGATCAGGTTTCCGGCCCCGTACACGGGCAAGCCCTGGCGCAGCGCCGCCGCGTCAATCACCGCCAGAGCGGCAGGCGATACGGTCAAGCCCAGCTCGGCGGCGACCAGGCTCACCACGCTCGACCACGACAGGATCTGAGCCGCCAGCGATGCGCCGCCCGGCGCAGCATCGCGGAGCTCGACCAACCCGTCGCCGAACTCAATCACCGTCAGCACGTCGGTGCGCTCCCGCAATTCTGGCGTGATGCTCCAGATACGCCCGGCCAGCACCTGAGTGGGCGGCACAAAACCGGGCCCAGGGTTCACCGCATCACCCCAGCCAATGCTGAGCGCGCACCGGAACGCGAACCCTGGGAGCGCCGGGACAAGCGCCTCGAGCAGTTTGCGCGAAGCTAAGGCCAGGTTGTAGATCGTGACCCTGGCCGTGTCGGGCTCGCTGCTGTTGCTCTTGCGCACAGACCACGTCACGCGCAGCCCTTCGCCAGCCACGCTCTGAGCCACAATCGGCGGGGTGCTGGTTACCGTCACTAGTGACGTGACGTGCAGGAACTCTGGGTACACTGCGACCATCTACAGCCGTCCCCAAAAAAATTGATCTGAACCGTTGACAGTCGGAGTGACACACTTTATACCGAGTGCATGGACAGCAGCAGCACCCAGCCCACCACCGACCGCCTTGAGGCCGCCGCGCAGAACACCGCCGGCATGACCATCACTGACTTTGTCGCCCTCTGCCGCGATGGCTACTGCCCGACGCTGCAGACCGAGGCTCGCAAGGGTCGCATGAGCCGCGAGACGCGGCAGCGACTGGAGGACGCCCGCATCGTGGCCGCGGCCCTGGATGCCCTGGGGCTTCCCTGGATGGCCCGCATGGTCGCCTGCTAGGCGCGCCAACGGCTGACAAAAAGCCGCCCTTCGGGGCGGTTTTTTTTTGCCGGTCACGCGAACGCCTCGTCGCTGGTCACGTAGTAGAGCGCCACCTGCTCTTGCGCGAAGCCGTCGATCGTGGGGTCCGCTCTGGTCGGGGCCTGATCGTTGACGAACAAAGCGCCGGGCGGAACGGAAAGGTAGCGGTACGGGTAGAGCAGGTCCACGCCTCCCGTCAGCCCGATGCCTGCAAGCAACAGCGTCTGCGTGTCGTCCGTCAGGTCGAACGCCCAGCCGTTGCGTTCCGTGTTCGTGTAGAAGGCAAACGTGTAACGAACCTGCTCGAGTACGATCGACGTCTCAAAGCGCGACACGCCCTCGGCCGGCTGCACCTGGATCTCGATCACCGCCACCGTGGCACCCCCAGGGCGTCAAGGTTGGATCGCACGGAGTACCAGATCCGGGCGTAATGGCTGATCACCTTGTATGCGCGTCGGCTAATCATCGCGGGGTCACGACGGGCGGCACGCCCGTGCTGGTAGAAGGTGACACAGCCTGAGTGGTAACGGGAGTCCCCGCCTGCTGGCCGCCGCCGACCGCGGTGTTGTTGCCCGGCACCTGCGCGCCGAAGTCGGGCGCGATGGCGTCGGCCGTGATCGGGCTGACGATACGGGCCTCGCGGAGCGTGACCGTCACGATCGTGCTCTCGCCGTTGTCTGGCGACCAGGGGCGAGATATTGACGTAATGAACGCCTTGGGGAGCGAGACTCGAGGAGTCACGCAAGCAACGGGCCTGCGTCTCCCTGCGAGCTGAGATAGGGCCGCGACGCGGATCAGGTCCAGACGCAGCCCGATGGGCGTGGGCACCGGGGAAACTCCGCTCGCCAGCGACTGAGCCACGCCGGACAGCGTGCCCGTAATCGACAGGGACCGCAGGCGGCGACGCAGGTTGCTCGCCACGTCGGTGAAGTCCTGCAAGCTGTTTTCCGTCGCGTCCCACTCCTCCGTGAATGTCTCCTGGTCGATCAAGTCAAACGTGATCCGCAACGGCGTAACGCCGGGGACCAGGTCCGGCAGGATCTGGATCGGTGTCGTGCCGGTCGGGTCCAGCGCGAAAAATGACGCGGTGGACCGACCGATAAGGCCCAGCAGGGCGGGGTTTTGCAGCACGCTGGTCACTGTGTCACCTCACGATGTTACTCGACAGCGTGTTGCCTGCGCGAGCCGTCTGCGACCGGAACTCGCGGCGGATCGCCTCGGATGCCTGACGCCCGATCTCCGCTGGGTCGGCGCGGCCTGTGATGTTTTGCGTAACCTGGAAGTTGAAGAAGTCGATCGCCACCGTGGGCTTGATCGCTGCGGCCGATGGCGTGCGGGAGGCCAGCCCGCCGATCTGCCGTGCGATGTCGTCGCCACGTCCACCGATCACGCCGCGCAGGACGTCCTCAAACGTCACGCTTGACACCACGTCCTGAGCGTCTCTGGTCGCGCGCCCACCACCACTCCGACCGCGCGAGCCACGAACCCGCGTGCGTCCTGTGGCTAGGCGCTGGGCCCTGACCGCTGCGTCGGCCTCGGCCTGCTGCTGCTCGGCAAAGAAAGCCTCGCGCGCCTGGGATTCTGACTCGAGCTGCTCGGTGAGCCTGCGTTCCGCAGCGACGGACTCGGCCGATACGCCCCGGCGCGCCCCCGTGAGCACGTCGGTGGCGCTTACGCGCTGGTTGGTGATCTGGTCCGTCGCAAACGCGCCGGTCTGCGCCTGGATCCCAAAGGCAGACTGGATCCGATCCCGAGCCGATCCCAGGACGTTGACGCGGTCGGCCAAGCGATCGAGAGCCCCGATGGCTTGACCGATCAGGTCCACAATCGTGCGGATCGGAGCGGCCAGCGTGGCGAACACGTCGCGCAGCACCTTGGCCGACCCGATCCCGTCCTCGGCTTCCCTGTTGAAGCGCTGAAACTCGGTCACCAGGAACGCCACGCCGTCCACGAGCTGCGCCGCAAACTCGACCACCGGAGGGATGATCTTGGCTAGCGCGTCGAACAGCTTGGGGATGTCCTGCGTAATCAGGTCATCGTTGGTTCGGACAAACTCGGTCAGGCGGTTGACTAGGTCGGTCACCGTCGGCGCAAGTGCGGCCCCGATCGTGTTTTTGACCCCCTCAAACAGCGTCTGAAGGTCCGTAAAGGCGTCAGTGAGCTGCTCTGCACTGGTCAGCGTGTCCTCGCCCAGCACGCCCCCGAGGGCCTCGGCACGGTCGCCTAGCGCGTCGATCCCCTCGCTGCCCTCGGCGAGAAGGCTCTTGAGCTCGATTCCGGCACGCTGCCCGAACAGGTCCGCGGCAATGCTGGATCGCTCGGCCTCCGACTCCACGTCGCGCAGCGCGTCGGCAATGACCCCAAACGCTGCCTCGGCGTCGTCTACGGGCACATCCTCGATGGTCAGGCCGAGCAGCTCTAGGCCGTCTACGGCAGGCCCGACGCCGCGTTCCCGCGCGTCGATCAGCCCGGTCTGGAGGGTGCGAAACGACCGCTCCAGGGCCGCGGTGGACACCCCGGAACGCTCCGCGGCAAACCTCAGCCGCTGCAACGACTCGGCCCCGACGCCGAGCTGGCGGGCCGTCTTGGCGATCTCGTCGCCCGCCGACGCAAACCCTTTGACGAGGTCCACGGCAAACGCGGCGCCCGTGCGGATCGCCTGCACAGCGAGTCCCGCAAGCGCGGTGGCCCCCTGCGCCACGAGGTTGCCGAGTGCCACCGTGCGCACGCCGGCCTGGTCGATGCCGCCAGCAAGGTCGCGCTGCATCGTCTGGCCGGTCGTCTTGCCGGTCTTGCCGAGATCGGCGATCTGCTGCTCGGCCCTCTTGGCTCCGTCAACGCTGACGCCGATCTTGACAAGAAGCTCTGCGATCGTGGCCGCCATCAGTAGCCCCCCTGCTTGGCTCGGTGGTCAGCGTTGTGCATCTCAGCGTGTGCCCAGGAGTCCATGCATTCCCGCATCTCGATCAAGTCGAACAGGCCCTCGAGGTCGATCGTGGTGTGCAGCGCCTGATAGGCGGCCACGTCGACGCCACCCTGGCCCGTATCGCAGGCCCGGTACAGCCTCCAGTCTACGTTGCGCGGCCCTATGCCCTGTCGCGGTCCGCTCGCCCGCGTGTACGGGTGCCACCTGTCGAGTGGCTCTCGCACTAGGGCCCCGCGAAAGACTGCGTCGCCACCCACACCGACACCTTGATCAAGTGCATCAGGCGGCCGGTGAAGTGGGTGTCGAAGTGCTCGGCGACCGACGCCTTGACCTGGGCGTCGCCGATCTGCGTCTGGTCGCACGTGGTCTTGCTGACCAGCCGGCGCAGCACCAGCCAGCCCTCGTCGTCCCCGGCCGCCTCCCTGGCGGCCTCCGTGACGATCGCGGCCAGCACCTCTGGTTGCTCAAGCATGTGCGGCAGGTTGTCGCCGCTTTGCATGGCGAGCTGGATCACCCGCTTACCGAACAGGCGGATCAGCGCAGGCAACAGCGTCAGGCCCTCAGACGCCGTGAACGTGGTGCAGTGGTAGGTGAGACCGTCGATCTCGGTCGTGTGCTCGCGTACTATGCCCATGACTGCACCCTACTCCCCACCAGCGCCACGCGCTAGGTCCCGACGGTGTTGGCGTTGCCCAGGGCGGGCAGCTTGGCGAAGTTCTCGAAGTTGAACACCCACTCGAAGGTGCTCGAGTCCGTTCCGCGCGTCTCGTTGGGCTGCGAGGCGATGTGCGCGTTGAGGTAGGTCATCGTCTCGTCGTTGGAGTTGTCGCGGACCGTCATCGGACCGACCACGTTGCGCGCGAGCACGTCAGCCTCGGCGAGCGCCCGGAGCTGCTGGTGTAGCAGCGACTCCTGGTCCACCGTGATCGTGATCGTCCCCGAGCGATCGGGGTTGTAGATCCGCACGGTTTTGCTCACCGCGCCGTTGACCTTTTGGGTCCAGCTCGGAGCGTTGCGGCTTTCCGTGATGCTCGTGCCCGCAGCCAGGCCCTCCTTGAAGGACAGGCCCTGCCAGGACACCTCGACTTGATCGATGCTGTATTGACGCATGGTTTACTCCTAGAAGCTCACGGAGAGGGTAAGCTCAACCTTTTGGATCGCGCCGGCCAGCGTGGCCTGGGCCTGAAACTCCAGCTCTCGAGCCTGGATCTTGGCGTTGGCGATGTTTCGCCGCAGCGGCAGCGTGACACTCGGCGGCCCGAGTGGCCCATCGTCAGTGAAGTGACCGGCAGTGACGCCACGCTCAAGCACAGCCTGCGCCGAGTTGCCGCACAGGGCGATCCCGGCGTCGGTGTAGGGGATCTTGGTCGGCGTGCTGGTGAGCAGCGTCAGAAGGTCCTCCTCAAGCCGGGTCTTGACCCAGTCCAGCGAGGTCTGCACGTCGATAAACCGTCCGCTGGCCATCGTGCCCTTGCTCGTGAAGGACAGGCCGAGGTTGCGCCCGTAGAGGTTGGCGTTGGCGCTGTAGATGTTGTCGGCCTCCGTGCTCGACACGGCGTCGAACGGCACGCCGGCAACGGTTTTGCCGAACGCCGTGCCCACCCCGGCCGGGCCATCCAGGTTGAATCCGCCGATGATGCTGGACCAGCCGCCGTCCAAATATTCGGTGTCGTCGTCGTGGTAGATCAGCGCCGTTCGGTTGTAGCTGGCCGCCTGCAGCAGCAAGCCGATGTTCCCGACCGTGCCAGCCAGGAGGTCAGCACTGGAGGTCTGGGCGATCGCGATCTTCTCTCGCGACTCCGTCCACGCAGCCAGCAGCAGGATGTCCGCGTCGAGCCGAGTGTCGACGTTGACCAGGTAGAACGACGTCGGGTCGGCCGCCTCAATGGCGTCGAGCGACGCGGTCAGGTCGGCGTCGAGCGGGTCGATGAGGCCCACGATCACGTTCTCAACGCCGGCTTGCTGGGCAAACACGGCAGACGCCCAGGCGTTCACCTCCGGCGCTGTGAATACCGTGAAGCCGGCACCCTCGAGGTCCGCGAGCGAGGAAAACGGACCCTCTTGGCGGTTGGCGCTGACCGTGTGGGCAAAGGCGCCCATCAGCGCGCCAAACTCAAACCGCTCCGCGGGTGGACCCTGAAGCAGAACGTCGACGTCGACAAACTCAGTGATGGCAGCGGGCATGGACTCTCCTACGGCACCGAGGCCGTGTTCGTGGCGACGGTGTTACCCGCCTCGTCTGTGTAGTTTAGCAGGATGTTTGCGCTCTCAATGACGCCGATTTCCCGCGTGGATCGTGAGCGCATGTAAAGCGCCAGATCGAACGAAATACGCGATTCCCAGTGCGCCCCAGCGATGGCGCTCAGGTCTACCGCCGGGCCTCGGCGACGCAGCCCCACGCCAGCCCGGTCGAGCACGTCGCCTAGGTCGTCGGCCTCAAAAGCGGCAAGCGCTCTCCCGCACAGGTCCCAGGCCCCATTGCGGGGTTCCCGTCCCTTAGCGAAGCATTGCACGCTCAGGGAAAACTCCCGCGTCACGTCGGTAAGCAGCACGCACGCCAGGGAGGGGACCACAGAGTCAGCCGTGAGCCCAGCCGACAGGGCCAGCGACCACAGGGCGCCTGTGTACGTGGACACGAGGAGGATCCCGTCTGCGCCGTCTGCCGTGACAGTCAGGTCAGGCTCGTCCTGGTCGATCTGCGCGAGCAGTGCATCCCGCACGTCCGTCACCGTATCGCCAGGCAACGGGTCCGTAACGTACTCTCCGCGGTTGATCTCAACCAGGAGCCGTTGCAGCGGGTCGATCGACGTAACACGCACGATCGCCGAGGTCAGCGGTCGCACGGGTACGCCTTGCCTGTGCTGCCGGATGCTTGCCGTGGGCCCGATTAGCTGTAGGTTGCAGAACTGGCTGGGAAACGCTTCGAACGTCTGCTCGTTGTATCCCCAGGCCACTTGCGCAGGCGCTAGCGCCTCGCTGAGCACGTCGAAGATCGACTGCTGCAGCTTGTCGAGCCGGATCGGGCTGCGGATCTCAGGCATCGGTCTGCAGGTCCTCCAGGGTCGCCGTGATGAGGTACACGTCACCCTGCAGCAAGTAGTCCTCGACCTGGGTGCACCGGAAGTTGCGCCCCCGGTACGTGATCACGTCCGGCACGTCCCCCACGTCAGCGACCCGAGGTCGTGGGTCCACCCCGGCCGGGTAGCTGATATCGGATCGGACGTAGAACTCGACGGTTTCGGCGTTTCGGTCAGCCTCGGGCGACTGCCCTAGGCTCCGACCCGTGGCATTGACGGCCGCGATCGGGTCGATCGAGAAGGTCTGGGCCGGCGCAGGGTCGAAGCCGCCAAATCGGTTCTGGACCCGTGGGTCACGGCGCGTGCAGACCAGCGGACCAACGTTGCAGTCCGAGATCAGGCACTTGACGCGATCCAGCAGGGCCATCGACTACTCGGCGGCGGGAGCCTTGGGCCAGAGCCACGCCCTGAGAAGCGTGGCAAAAGAGGCGGCCGAAAACGCCACCTGGGCAAACACGTCCGGCGTGGTGCCCAGGGCGCCTGGGAGGCCAAGGGCCATCGACAGCGCTAGGCCAGCGCTAATCACCGACGCCAAGGCCGGGTCGATGTGGGCCATCGACGGGCTGCCCTTCGCCCACTGTTTCATGCTGTTGATCTTGTCGGTCATCGCATCAGCTCCCTTCGCTTCTCTTGGATCTCCGGTGGTGGAGGAGGGGGCTTTCCCTTCCGCTTTTCACCCACGTGCTGCAGGACGGCCTCCTGCCAGTCGGACTGCAGTAGAAGCAGCTCGAGCACGGCGGACGCCCGGTCAGCGCCGCGCTCGACGGCAAACACGCGCCGCTCCAGCTTGGCAGCCTCGGACTCGAGCTGGCGCACAGGAGCCTGCACCTCATGCCGGACCTGCTCCATGCTGGGCTTTGTCGCAAGCTCTTGGTACGTCGCACCAGCGCCAAGCAGGGCGACCCCTACAGCACCGGCAAACGGCGCCCAAGTCTGAACGGCCTCCCATCCACTCATAGCGCGGCCCTCTGTTCCAGTCGCCAGCGCTTGAACACGATCTCGCCGTTGAGGTCCGTGCCAAGGAAAATGCGCGTCAGTTGGGCCTCGGTGCGCAGAGGGGCGCTAAAGTAGTCCTGGTCGTGCAGATAAGCGTTGGCCGCTGTGTCCTGCGCCGAGTTTGCGTTGACGGGCAGGAATGTCAGTAGCCCGCTCGTCGGATACGGGGTCGGCAGCGAAGCGTCGCCAGCAGTCGCAAACCCACGCGACACCAGGTACTGAGGCGTGGTCTCGCGCGGGTTGACGTCGATCACGATCACGTTTTCGGTGGGGTCGGCCCCTGCCAGGCTGTCAAGACCCGTGGTCCCCCGCGCCCCAAAGTAGGCGCCGGCGTTGCTCTGCGCGACCCAGTTACGCCTCAAGCCGCCATTGGTGCAGTTGTCGAAGGGCTGTTTCGTGATCCCTTCGTACACCTGCGATCCGCCGGGACTGGTGATGCGCTCAAACTTGATCGTCAGGCGCCAGGGTGAACCGGGGTCGAACCCTGGGATCCTCGGGTCGGGAGGCGCCGCACCAGCAGCGGCACCAAACAACTGAACGCTGAGCCAGCAACCGTCGTTGAAGCCGCCCGAGGCGTTGTTCACGATGCGGAATCCCACCCCGTTGA